TGAACCGTTAGCAATACAAGCCCCAAGATAGCGAGGGCGGGCAGCATAGTAAAAGAAAAGAAGGCCATAATGATCGCGCCCACATATCCGATTGCTGTAGCAGTTGTGTTATTCATAATTTTTCTCCATTGGTTGAGCGGTAATTATACCGCCCAACCGATCAGATTACAAGCGTTTACGCTAGTGATTCGAGCAGTTTACAAAGTGCCGCGCCAGTCGCTTTTTCTAAGCCGCTCAGGTCGTCAGCGTCAACAGCGCGAGCGATTGCGCCCACTAGATCCGCTTTAGATGGGGCGGCTTTTTTCTTGGCTGGAGCCGGCTTCGAAATATATTCGATGCCTTCGCGCTTACATTTTGCAATGATTGAACGCGCCCCGCGTTCCAGTTGGGTAGCTAACTCTTGCGCTTTCGCGTAGTCAATCGGGGCGTTGGCCTTGAGGATAGCAACCATTTCAGGAGTGTAGTTTACAGAAGTATTAGTAGTCATAATTTGAACCTTTTTAGTATCGTTTAATTGAAGTGTATTATAGCATTAAAGTGGCAGAGAATACAAGCCCTACACCTAAAATAATTCCCATAGCTATAGCGACGAGTCCGAACGCAATTGCAATAAAATCTCTCATGTGAAGCCCTTCTCTATCTGTCTAATGAGGTGATATTATATGACGAAACCGGCAACCGGTCAAGCATTTATTTATTTATTTTTATTTATTTTTAGAACAAAAAAGCATAAGCAAGGGGGCGGTTAGGGGACTTGGTTATAAGCCGCCCGCGCAGGCTACTCCACACGTACAACTTTGTGTAATTTTCATAAACCAAAAAGGTGTCTAATACAACTTTGGGAAATTTACGAAAACCAAAAACCACGAACAAAAAAACTGTCATAATTCTGTCATAAAACTGTGATATAATTGTCATAATTCGAAATAATTCGAATAAGCGAAAAGGAATATGAATATGAAGCAATTGGGAAACACTTTTGACATTTTTTGGGGTCCGTGGCAACTTACTGCATACATCATTGCAGGCGTCATCTTGTGGTCGGCCTGTGCAAGTGCCGATGGGTACGTTGAATATAAGTACAAGTCGGATTTGGACAGTTCGAAGACTTCAGATTACCTGCGACTAGGGTACAAGTTCGAAAATAATTTTTATATTGAAACTGGAGAAGAGTCTGCGGAGCTTGGTTATAAGATGAAGGTACATGAACGCCTTCTAGTAAAAGGAAAGCTCGAAAGTACGAAAGATTTTTCAAAGAACGGAGCTGAAGTAGAAGTTCGGTACGTTTTTATCAAGTAACCTTCGAAAAATACTACTTGACATAAAACCTTAATCTTAGTATAATTCTTCACATGGCAAAAGAATTAACTACAATATCACCTGAAGGGCTAGAGATAGCCAATAGTTACTTACAATTCGGAAACATCCGAGGCGTGTGTGACTATCTTCAGGTGCCTGAAACAGCCGTAGTCGAACAACTGAACAAGCGTGAAGTTAAAAAGTATATCGACACAGTGTATCTCGACATGGGTTATCGAAACAAGAACAACATTGGTTCTTTGCTCGACAACATGATCGCATCCAAACTTGAAGAAGCCCAGGAATCTGGTGTATACTCTAGTAAGGACTTAGCTGATCTGTTACAAATGGCCCATAAAATGCGTATAGATGAAATCAAAGCTCAGACCGACCTACAGAAGGCTGAGAACGGTAACATCAAGAACCAAACTAATGTCCAGATCAACGAGCAAGTACCGTTCGGTCAGGGCAACTATGGTAAGTTAATGGAAAAACTACTCAATGGATCAGAATAGACTCGAACTAGAGTTACGCACTCACGAAGTACAGTGTGAAGAACGCTGGAAAACCACATTTGTACGACTAGAGAATATAGAAGATACTCTTGGTCGTATGGAAGGGCGATTTTACGCACTCGGCGGTACAATTATTCTGTTTCTAGCCGGTGTGATCGTAACTTTATCGACGATGTAATGAGACTAGTTCTATTACTTTTAGTTTCTTCTTTCGCAATTGGCGACACTACGCAAGATGGTTCTCTGAACACAAATGCTGAGAACTCGACTGTAGGAAGTAATAACTCGTCAGCATCTTCAACTACGAACTATAATGGAGCTGGCTCTTCGAGTGAGATCCCCGTAGGTTCTGCAATTAGTCCCTCGTATATGGCGAATGGAGTTGAAACTTGTCTTCAAGGATCTGGAGGCTCAATCCAGACTGGAATGTTAGGATTGTCTGGTGGAAAGTTCAAGGAAGATCCGAACTGTAACCGCAGAAGAGATTCAAAAGTATTATCAGACCTTGGAATGAAGGTCGCAGCAGTAGCACGAATGTGCCAAGATCACAAAGTATGGGAGTCGATGTTTATATCTGGCACCCCGTGTCCAATCTTAACAAGAGGAAAACTAATTGTAGGCAAAAGAGCCTACTTAATGATGAAAAGTAATCCGGAACTCTATATTCCGAATTATGGCAAAGTAAAGAACGGTAAAGAGGAACGAAGGACTTGCGACAAGAAGAATAATTATCTTAAATGTCCGATCAAGCCCGAGTATGTCTCTAAACCTGATTATACAGCCAAGCAACTCTGGTACAATTCGTTACTAGGGATAGGAGAAGATAACGTTGAACAAGAAGATTCTAGCGACAGCTTGTCTATTAGCGAGCGTTTCCGCACCAGCGAATGAGCTCGATAACTTAGTAAATGCTTCAAGCACTATTGCAGGTAAGCTTGATTTAGGTATTCAGTATGTAGGTGCAGCTACTGTTATGAGTGCTACAAACGTTGGCATTGCAGAGTTTGGTATACAGACGGATGCTCACATTTCATCAGCAGAAACAGAGGCTTACAATAGCGCGCTTCAAGGAATGGCAAGCTTTACAGCTTACACTGCTTCTGAGTTTTTAAACGATCAAGGACAAATAGAGATTGGTCTGTTAAATGATGCTGTTGATACCTTTGCAGAAATTACAGTAGACCTTGCAACAGTAGTGCAGGTTTCTGACATGGCAGTTGAAGCACAGGAGACACAGGATATACAGAAGCAAGAAGATCTTCAGGACTTTGTATCATCAAATGAGCAAATGCTTACAATCTCAGCAGAAGATATTGAGGTTTATAACGAAAGCCTTGATGATGTAGCAAGCCATGCCGCGAACGCAGCAGCTTATATTGCCGTAGCATCTGACGAAGCAGCATCAGCCTGGCTTCAGGAAGGGGCAGACAACGCGGGTGTACGATTCACCGATGCAGCTGACAACCTTAGTTTCGCACATCAGTCAAAAGCAGTACTTCTAGACTTCTCAGCCCAGAACCAAGGCTATGCAGTGTGGGTAGATGGCACTGATGCATTCGGAATTGATCTCATGCTGACACGTACAGAGGTTTTGTTTAATGGCGCTGACAGTGATTTCTACTTAAACGGACCTACACAAAAGAAGTGTTTCTTCTCTGGAACAGATTGTAACGAGGATCTTAGACGATGAAGGTTGATGGCGTAGGATTCAGCGGAGCACAGATTGCAGTCGTACTAGCATTTATCTCTACAATTGCTGGAGGAATATGGACAGCTTCCTCTGTATATGCTAGACTTGAAGCGGTAGAGGCGTATGAGATTCCAGATATTGCACCTCTCCACGAACAGATTACTGTTATTGAAACAGAACTCGAAGCGAACGACATTTCTCAGCTCCAGGGAAAACTAGCTTCATTTGGTACTAACCTCGAAACAATCATGGAACAACAGACAAAACTCCTTGCCATTCAAGAACGTATGGTTGAAGTTGAGAAAGAGATGGAGTCCATGAAAGGTGTAGTACAAAGAGCAGAATTAAAGACTAAAGAGTTGGAAGGTATTGAAGGCGAGGTAAAAGTACTAAAGCGCGAGATACAAGAACTCTGGGACGGTATGGATTACTTGTCCAATCCGTTAGGAAAATAAGATGCGATATAAAACTAAAGCAGCCGCTATGAAAGCAGCGAAGCGGTTAGGTTTAAGAGGTACCCATAGTCACGGTGCTGGAAAGGGGAAGATTTACATGGCAGGTAAAACTCACGCAGCTTTTGAGAAAGCAATGAAGAAGCCGAAGAAGAAACCAAGCAAGCCCAAAAGAGGTCAAAGAGCGAGCAAGAATCGCAAACGTAGGGGATACTAATGGCTATATATGAAAAGAGAGGTCGCTGGTGCGTCCGAGTTAGTGGAAGGCTTCATAAATTTGCCACCGAGCAAGAAGCTATTAAATTCCTAGATGTGCCAATGCCCATCGAGCTTTTGGAGACTGAATATGGCAGTGAAGAGAAAGAGGAAGGCAGCGAAGAAGGCACCAGCTAAGCGCCGTACTGCCAAACCTCTCAGCGCAACCGTAAGAGCTACACTTAGAGGAAAGGCAAAGAAGAGTAAAAGATATACTTACGGACAACTAGCTAAAGTTTATCGTCGCGGGCAAGGCGCTTATTTATCGTCTGGTTCTCGTCCCGGAACATCAATGTCTCAGTGGGCATTTGGCAGAGTAAACTCGTTTATGCGAGGTGGTCACCCCCAAGACAATGATATTAAGAGGGCTGGTCGTGCCAAAAAGAAAAAGTAAACGCAAAGTGCCAAAAGACAAGAAGTCGAGAGTACCAAAGAAGTATTTAAGCGGTACAAAAGGTACTAAAAGAACTCAACTTGCGGGCGTTATTAAACGTATTGCAAAACTGTATAAGGAAGGGAAGAATGTTCCTAAGTCTCTGTTAGCACAGAGAATGAGATTGGGGAAGAAACGTGCCAGCAAAAAGAAAAAGTAAAAAGAAACCTAACGGCAGATTAAAAAGGGCTGGAGTCAGTGGTTATAACAAACCTAAGCGCACTCCAAAACACCCTAAAAAGTCTCACATTGTAGTAGCCAAAGTAGGCGGCAAGGTGAAGACAATCAGGTTCGGTCAGCAGGGAGCTAAAACGGCAGGGAAGCCGAAGGCCGGCGAATCAGAAGCTACGAAAGCTAAGCGTAGATCGTTTAAAGCACGACACGCTAAGAATATTGCGAAAGGCAAAATGTCAGCAGCATATTGGGCGGATAAAGTAAAATGGTAAACATTAAATATTTAATTGATATAAACGGTACGTCAGAAAGAAACTACCTACTGGATCCAGTACATAAGTTCGGATTCAACCCAGCCCTGGCCTCGAACGGTTATGAGACTATTTGGAATACCGGAGGCTTATATCCTTGGGCTTCTTGGGCAGGTGCTGCAAAAGCTATCTTCGCAAAGAGCGCAGAAGGCGCCGATACAGGCGAAATAACTGTAGAAGGCTTAGACGGGAACTATAATAAAGTAACTGAAACTAAGACTATGACAGGTGAGACTGCTGTACAACTTTCTAATACTTATAAAAGAATAACAAGAGCCTCTTATACAGGTAGCGCAAATGCAGGAGATATTACTCTTCATATTGGTTCCGGTACAGGCACCGTAGTTGCTACTTTAGAGGCAGGTCTGGGCCAGACTCAGCTTGGCATTTATACTATACCTGCGGGGTTTACTGCGTATCTTTTAAACTATACCGGTTCTGTTGGTAAAAATGACGATGCAACGTTACGTTTGTTTACTGCCGATGGAGGAGTAGAGGTTCAAGACTTTCAGGTTCTTAGTGAGATTAAGCTATTTGAGAGCACCTTCAGACAGGATCTAGCGTTTGGTGCAAAATTACCAGAAAAGACTGATATAGACTTTAGAGCGATCACCGCTTCAGCGGGGTCAGAGCTAATAGTAAACTTTGAACTTATGTTAGTAGATGACTCAAGGGAGTATATACCAAATTGAGTACTGAATATCATCCAGCAGACACAAATGGAGACGGCAAGGTATCTAACTCAGAAGAAGCTATGTACCTTGAAGCTCGCCGAAAAGAATTAGAAGATGCAGATGCTATGCGAGATGCGCAAAGAAACATGGCCTGGTTTGCACTTGGTGGAATGTTACTTTATCCCTTCGCTGTAGTACTGGCCTCTCTAATAGGCTTAGACGAAGCTCAAAAAACATTAGGTAATATGGCCCCTACCTACTTTGTTTCCGTAGCCGCTATTGTTGCAGCGTTTTACGCTAAAGAAGCCGTAGGTAAAAAATAATGTTTAAAGAACAAGTTGATAATTTAAATAAAAACTGGAAGTACCGGTATGACAAAGAGCAGTTTCATACTTACGAGTATTGGACTATATTGAAAGAAGCTCCTTATGAAGGAGACTGCGAGGACTACTCCCTAACTCTTCTTTATAATATTAACAATAAGTCTATGAAAGGTTTTTGGAAAGACATATTAACTTTTAAAGCCAAGATGCGATTTTGCAGAGTTGGTGGAGAAGGTCATGCAGTACTACAGTACGATAATATGTATATCGACAATATACAACAAAAATGGACAACACGAGAGGCTTTAGAGGAGAAGGGTTATGAGTTTCCAAGAATACCATATACCCCTATCGAAGTCTTTGCACGATTATACTTTTTAGGAAGAATTAAATGGCAGTTGAAGTAAGTCGGAGAGATGTGATCTCTGACGAAATAGTTGAATTACAATCTGAGGCAAGGTTTCTCAAACTCCCCGTAGCTCCTTATTTGGATCTACTAAATATCACACCTCTACCTTCGCAGATAGCAATTATCAATGCGGTGAATAACCCTAAGTATCGTTTTATCTCTGCGGCTATTTCTAGACGTCAAGGTAAGACATACATTGCGAACATTATTGGACAGCTTGTGTCTCTAGTACCAGGCTCTACAATCTTAATCATGTCTCCTAACTACTCCTTGTCTCAGATTTCTTTTGATCTACAAAGGAACTTGATTAAGCACTTTGATCTAGAGGTTACAAAAGATAACGCCAAAGATAAAGTGATCGAAATATCCAACGGCTCTACAGTACGAATGGGTTCTGTAAACCAGGTTGACTCTTGTGTAGGTCGTTCTTATGATCTTATTATCTTTGACGAAGCCGCACTTGCAGATGGCAGAGATGCTTTCAACGTAGCACTCCGACCTACCCTAGATAAACCAAATTCAAAAGCAATTTTTATCTCTACCCCACGGGGTCGCAATAACTGGTTCTCTGAGTTCTTTATGCGAGGCTTTTCAGACGAGTTTCCAGAGTGGTGCAGTGTTCGAGCTACTTATAAAGACAACCCACGAATGTCTGAGAGCGATATTTCAGAAGCACGAAAGTCTATGTCAGAGGCAGAATTCAAGCAGGAGTACGAGGCCGACTTTAATACTTATGAAGGTCAGATCTGGAACTTTAACTTTGAGACTCAAGTACAAGACCTCGCTAATTTTGATATTAGCAGGATGGATGTATTTGCAGGCCTCGATGTTGGTTTTAGAGACCCAACTGCAATGTGTGTAATTGCTTACGATTGGGACACCGAGAAGTTCTATTTACTAGACGAGTATTTTAATAACGAGAGAACCACAGACCAACATGCAGAACAGATCCAAAAACTCATTGATCGTTGGGATATTGATTATATTTATATTGACTCAGCTGCTCAACAAACAAGGTTCGATTTCGCGCAGAACTATGGAATATCAACTATTAACGCGAAGAAATCTATCATCGATGGAATTGGCCATGTTGCAGCCATTATCGACAACGACTCCCTCTTTGTTGATCAAGCTGCGAAGGAATCGCTCTCCTGTGTAGATGCGTATCAATGGGATCCAAATCCGAATCTTATAAAGGAAAAACCAAAACATAACATGGCATCGCACATGGCAGACGCACTTCGCTATGCACTATACTCGTTTATTACTGCAAATGTTTCCTTCTAGCGATGACCTACGGAAAAATAGTTATTGACAAGTTACCTTAAACTCGATATAATTCTTCTAATGAAAAATGAAGAACCGGAAAGAAAATGCCTAAACTAAAACGCGACGCAGTAAAGTATGTACGAGACAAGGCAAAGTCCAAGTATGAGAAAGGGACAGAATGTCGTATTTGTGGCGAAACAGAGCAACTTGATTTCCACCATTTTTATAGTTTGACACCACTGCTAAACCAGTGGCTTACAAAGAACAAGCTGAACCCTGACTATATACAAGCACTCAGGGATGACTTCATTGAAGAGCATAGTGCCGAGCTGTATGACCACACAGTAACACTGTGCCATACGCACCACTTAAGCCTTCACAAAATATATGGCAAAGACCCTGCGCTAGGGACTGCAAAGAAACAAATGCGCTGGGTAGAGATTCAAAGAGAAAAACATGGCTTGGTATAATCCTTTTCAAAATAAAGCGGGAACGGAAGAAGTTGAGAAACTTAATCCGGGTCAGCAATATATGGGCGGCGGAAAAACTGAATCTTCTCGTGAATACACATCCAACTACGAGCATTACTACGAAAGCCTAGAAATTGTAAATAGAGCCGTTAACATTGTCGTAGACGACACAGCGGGTGTTAATACCACAGTCAAGCCTGTGGCTAGACCAGGTATTGTTAAAGGCGTGAAGAGATCTAAAGTTGAGTTATTGCTCACAAAAGAACCAAACCCTTTCCAAGACATCAACACTTTTAGACGTAATCTTATTACTGATTTTATGCTTGATGGCAACATTTTTGTATACTTTGATGGGGCCCACCTCTACCATTTACCTGCTGACAAGGTAACAATACATGGAGACTCTAAGACTTATATTGAGAAGTATATGTATAATGATATTGAGTACAGCCCTGAAGAAATTATCCATATCAAAGACAACTCTTTCTATGATGTCTATCGAGGCGTATCACGCCTGAAGCCTGCGCTCCGCACTATGCAACTTATTAGCCGAATGAGAGACTTCCAAGATAACTTCTTTAAGAACGGAGCTGTTCCAGGTCTAGTACTAAAATCTCCCAATACTTTGTCTGATAAAATTAAAGAGCGTATGATGGTATCTTGGCAGAACCGTTATAGACCAGATACTGGTGGCAGACGTCCTCTTATCCTTGACGGTGGTATTGAGCTAGACAAGATTTCAAATGTAAGTTTTAAAGATTTAGACTTTCAAGCCTCTATTGCTGAGAATGAAAAGATTATTTTAAAAGCAATGGGAGTACCTCCTATTCTTTTAGACTCAGGTAACAACGCAAATATTCGTCCCAATATGAGACTATATTACCTTGAAACCGTACTACCTATCGTTGCGAAACTAAACTCAGGGTTCTCCCGTTTCTTTGGTTTTGAGATTGTAGAAGATGTAACAGATGTACCTGCCTTACAGCCAGAGCTACGAGACAGTGCAGCGTACTATACCTCACTAGTAAATGGCGGTATTATTAGCCCGAACGAAGCTCGTGAAGCATTAGGATACGATACTAGAGAAGAAGCAGAAGATATAAGAGTTCCTGCGAATATTGCAGGATCAGCAGCAAACCCAGATGAGGGCGGAAGACCGTCCCAGGAAGAGGAAGATGTATAATAAACAACTGCTAAAGAAGTTAGCAGCATACTTCGCAGAGCACGGCTTACCTAAGTCTTACGCTGCTTTCAAGCGAGACGGCAGAAAGCCTGTAACAGATAAAATAATGGTACACACCATAGGTGGATACCCTAAAATGTTAGAACTGTTCGAGAAGCACCACCCAGAATACTGGGAACTAGCTCAACCTATTAAAGATGAGCCAGAGCCCGTAAAACAAGACCCTTTAGCAGCACTCAGGGCAAGTACTGTAGAGAAATAATATGAATAAGATTTTTAATCTAACATCTACTTTCAAGGCCGCAGAATCAGACGATGGATCAGTAATGATCCGTGGTATGGCTAGTACAGCAGATTTTGATCGCGCTGGCGATACAATCTCAGCTGAGGCTTGGACTAAAGGTGGATTACAAAACTTTGAGAAAAATCCAATTATTCTGTTTAATCATGACTATAATCGACCAATTGGTCGAGCCACAGGCATGAAAGCAGGGCCAAATGGTTTAGAACTCGAATGTAAGATCAGCAAAAATGCCCCTGGCAATGTTGCTGAACTCGTTAAAGACGGTGTCCTTGGAGCCTTTTCCGTCGGTTTCAAAGTCAAGGACGCGGATTACCTAAAGGAAACTGATGGACTAATGATTAAGGACGCTGAGTTGTTTGAGGTATCGGTTGTTTCCGTACCTTGTAACCAGGCAGCTACTTTTTCGCTCGCGAAGTCTTTTGACTCATCTGATGAGTACGAAGAATTCAAAAAAACTTTCACTAATCGTGTAGATCTAGCCGGTCAGTCTCTGGCTAAGGACGAAGATATCTCTTCAAATATAGCTAGTGACCACACACCGAAAAGCGCGGAAACTAATTCCGCAGATCAGGAGATCAAAATGGACAATCAAAACATCGACTTGGAAGCTTTTGCAAAGAAGGTAGCTGAAGACACAGCTGCTAAGATTGCTATGAAGCAAGCCGAGCAAAAAGCAGCTGACGAAGCAGTAGCTAAAGCAGCTCAAGAAGCCGAAGCCGCTAAAGCAGCTGAAGGCGTACAAATTAAATCAACCATCGAAAGCGGTATTCAAACTGGCGTAGAAGCTTTACAAGCTGACCTCGAAAAAGAGTTTGAAGCTAAGGACGCTGACCACGCTGCAATCGTTGAGAAGTATAAGGCAGACCTCGCAGAGAAAGCTGCTGAAATGGAAGCTATGCGTAAGAGCAAGCGTGACTTCTCTGGCCGTGGTGCTTCTGAAGCAACAGGTTCTGAGATCCTAGGCGCCCACATCCTTGGTAAAATTACTGGTAAAGGTATGGACACTGATCATGGTCGTGAGATCATGGAAAAAGCTGGTGCAACTGTAACTGCTACTGGCAACGTAACTATCTCTCTAGATACTACTGTTGCTACTCAGTTCGAAGAAGAAGTTAAGCTAGAGCAAAAAGTAGCTGGCCTTTTCCGTGAAATCGCTGTAAGTGGTGGTGCTACTGTTCTACCAATCAATCCAGATGCTGAAGCAGCTACTTTCGCTACTGCCGCTGCTGCTGGTAATTTGGAGAACAACACTAACGGTACTGCTGCAACTGACAGTGCTTACGCAGTTGGTCAGGTAATCTTGAAGCCTCATCGTCTGATTTCTAGCACTAACCTGCTGAATGACACTGACGAGAAGACTCTTGTATCACTGCTTCCTATGCTTCAGTCTGCTATGGCTCGCGCTCATGCACGTGCTAAAGATAAGATGTGTATGTTTGGTGACAATGGCGTAACTATCAGCGGTTTAGTTGGTGTTAATGGCACTGACCAAGGCGTTGGCTTGTCTCAAGACGTTGGTGCTCTTGGTGGTCTTGCTGTAACTGACTTCTCTCACAACAATCCTGCTGAGATTCTGACTTCTTTGGAAGTTGTTAAGGCGCGCTCACAGATGGGTAAGTATGGTATTAACTCTGCTGACCTGGCACTGATTGTTAGCCCACAAGGTTACATGGAACTGATGCAAGACGCAGCTTTTGCTGATATTTCTCAGGTAGGCGAGCTGAACAGCAAGACTTCTGGTACTGTTGGTTCTATCTACGGTATCCAGGTTGTTGTTTCTGATCTGCTTACTCGTGGTGATAACGATACTGTATTCCAGTTGGTTAACACTCGTAACTACGTTATTCCTCGTCTGCGCGGCGTTAGCATTGAGTCTGATTACTCAGTAACTAACCAGCGTACCGATCTTGTTGCTAGCCAGTCAATTGGCTTCGCTGAGCTGGTTGCCGGTTACACTGCAAACTTCCCAGCAGTACACACTATCTACGACGCCGAGTAATAGTAATACTAATAACTTTGGGGTGGTTCGCCACCTCATTGTTTTATTTTACAAAGTAGAAAAACGAGGGAGAGTTCGCTCTCCTAAGTTTTTACTAATGGACTTATAGAAAATGGCAAATTTAATTACTTTAGACGAATACAAAACAGCGAAAAAGATCACTGGTTTTGGTGAGGATGGTCGTCTGAACGCTATAATTACTTCTGTGAGTCAATTAGTAAAAACTTATTGTAACAATACTCTTGTAGACTTCTATCTTATCAATAAGATAGAGACTTTTAATATAGATTTTGATAGCTACATTGTATCTGTAGATGAAGTACCTCTTAATCAAGTGGTTTCTGTAGAAGAAAGAGAGTCTATCTCATCTTCTTATACTACTCTTGTAAACGACTCAGACTATTATGTAGATTATGAAACTGATTCAATTCTTCGTAGCAATGGATCGAATGGTTACAAGAACTTTGCAAAGGGCCCAGGGGCTGTTAGAGTGACTTATAAAGGTGGATATAATGGCTGCCCCGCAGACCTTGAATTAGCAGTAATCGACTTAGTTTCTTACTACCATAAAGATGAACATAAACAGCGTCAGACTTTGTCAGGCGCAAGCATCCAGAACCAAGGTACTTCTGGGCAGCCTGGTAATGTAGGCTTCCCCGATCATATCAAACGTATACTGGATCTTTATAAGAACTTCTAATGTCTGAAAAAGCCTTACTAAAAGTCCTGAAGGGTATAGAAGAGGATATTAAGAAAAGCTCAGAAGCATACAGAACACTTATTAGTAATTATGAGATGCACGAGTTTACACTTGATGCCGAAGATATTATTAAAGAAGTAGAGACTGAAATGAAAGCCCGAGAGGGCGTAAGCACGTTGTCTCAAGGTACTAGAGATATTATTCGCAAAGAAGTGCGAAAAATGGTAAGAACTCTTTACAAGCAGTTTCACCCAAAAGAGTTCGATAAAACAGGTAAGAAATGGACTAGAACGTCAGAGCTGCAAGGGAGTTCCCTCAACTTTACGTTCGTACTGGCATCAAAGCCCGGCAGAACTGCAAACGTGTTTAACACTTTTAAAAGACTAAAGCAAGTCGCACAAAGACCTCTGATTAGAGCACTAAATAAAAAGCTAAAAGATCTAAACAGAGGCAGAAAAGAAGGAAGTCAAGCAGAACTAATCTCAAGTAGAAAAGGTTTCCTTGATTTAGGGCACGAAAAAGATAGCTCTGTCTCCCTTCAACGAGCAGCAAAAGTACAGCAAGCCCTTTGGAAGTTCGAAGGGAGTAGAACCCCCAGCCCTTTAGCAAAGAAAGTTATAGACGAGCTTGCGGAAGCAGTAACCTTCGAGATAGGAAAAGATGATGAAGGCCCTCCTCTTGATGTTATTCGTGTAAAGATGGAGAGTAAGGCAATTAACCGAGCCTCTACTTCCAAAGAAAAAGGTGAAGTACTCGAGCTAAATAAAGCCCTAAAGAAAGCAGCAGATAAAATTGGCGAAGAATGGGCCTATATGGAAGGTTCGGACTCCTCTGTACAGAAGCGAAGAAAGATTATAATTGAAGACTTTGCTGGGCCGCTACGAAAAAGCTCCCATGCTAAAGTTAAAACAGAGTCTACAAAAGTAAAAAGATCAAAAGGTAAAGGCACTCTTAAAAGTAAGAAGCCGAAAGGAACAAAAAAGCAGTATAAAGATAGGGATACAACAAACCTAACTTCTTCTGCTAAAAAAGGAGTTGCGGGGTCGCCACTAGCCTTACTTGCAGCGATTAACAAAGAGCTGCCCGAAACTGTAAGAAAGAATATGAACAGCCCTAGCCTACAAAACCAAACGGGGCGATTTGGGG